GGGGGGGGGGGGAGCAACTATCGTGCCAAGGGGGTTGGCACGGATCTTGCTGTGCCTTATCGTATTACCATACGGGCTTACTGTTATTATCTAGTACATCAACAGCGTTTGTCGCTGATACCATCTCGTCTTGCCAGTATTTAACACTGTGTTCTATCTTATTCTGTTCTGCGATAGCCAATTCCTTTTTGATAAACTCAATTCGGTGTGACAAAGCAAAGCGCAAAACAAACTTAGTTTCGCTGTCGAGTTCGATTTTGTATTTCATGTTGTATTAGTATTAAGTTGTTGCTATTGTATTATCAGAACGACATTGGGATTTCGTCGTTGTCCATTTGTTCGTTGCGCTCATCGAACCATGCGTTGGCTTCGATGATTTCGGAAGCGGACATTTGAATCATGTCGCTCAGGTTGCTCTCGGCGTTGATCTTGGCGAATTCGTTTGTCATGGTGTTACCTTAGTCGAGTTGGCGTTTTTTGTCTAGTTTTTTTTTACTTTTTTTTCAGACTTCCACCATCACGCCCCGGTTGTTTCGGAACGTCGTGCCGCTGCTGCTGCACTTTGCAAGCGGGGCGAAGTCAACCGTTTTCGCAGGAACCGTCACGCTGATATTGGCGATTGCTTCCGCTTCAGTCTTGCCGTGGGACACACCCGTCGTGCTGTCCGCCTTGCGGTACGTCACACCAACCAAAGCCACCGTCTTGAACTTGCTGACCTTCAGAATCACAATTTCGTTTTGCATGGACACACTATGGGGGAAAACTCGGTGACCGTCAAGTCTTTCAGATAGTTTTTTTCACTTTTTTTCGATGGCCTGGAGGCACTAGGTTGGCACAGAACTTGCTAGGAGGGGAGGGTTAATTGCACACTACATACAGCACGAACCGTGCCAAGGTAGGGGGGTGGGGGTCAAATCCCCCCCCTTTTTTTGAAAAAAAAGTTCTTGCTTTTTGCGTCATACAGGTGGGGGGAGGCTATTCTCAATCTCTCAACTCATTTATTCTTATCTTATATATTCTCCAATATACCTAACTTATATATTATATCCATCTATTATATCTACCTTATATACTTAACATATATTTACTACCCATTTATTATATCTCCTCTTTCTTATCTCAACAACAACACAATCCATACCCCCTCCCCCCCCTTTTCTAAAAACAAAACATAAACAAGCCATAATCCCCCATAAAAAACACAAAAAAAAATCCGACCCATATATTTTCCAAAACAAAAACAATAAAAAATAACTATTTGAGACATATAATATACTATAAAATGGATAAAAAAGTCTGCCGCAACTGCAAAAACGAAAAAGACATAAGTGAATTTCCATTCTTTTCTACAAGCGATGCTGGCCGAAAAAACACATGCAGATCGTGTAATAATGAACTCAGTAATCTGCGCCGAAACCTACGGTCTCAAAACCGCCCACCTATTGCTGGACCATGTCCCATCTGCAAAAATCACACAACGGTTTGGATACTGGATCATTGTCACTTTGATAACACGTTTCGCGGCTATATATGTAACAGTTGTAATTTAGGCATTGGGCGATTCAATGATGATATATCTATTCTCTATAACGCTATAGAATACCTGAACACGCAAAATAATATACAATACTATATATGAAAACACCGCTTATATTATCGGCAAATCTATTTCTATAAATTTACTAGCAAAACACTTCGATAACAATATAATATACAAGGAAGCGAAGAAAGAAGTGCGTCACTCATGCGCCAAAATTAATAAAATAAAAAATCATTTATGAAAGAAAACTTTACTATAGTAGGTTATCAATTCAAAATTCAAGAAAATGAATTTTTAACTCATATCATCAACAATACGGAAAAATACGCAAACAAAATTTTAACAATTAAAATAAGCGATGCTTTGTTCAATTTTAAATCCTGTTCTTTAAGCGTAACAATGGATAAAGGCGTTGTTTATTGGTTCGGCACTTCAATGTTACCATTATCTAAAACAGTAAAAATAGACATATATGATGATGACGTTCTTATTTATACTAAAGTTATAAAATTCTCTGATGAACCTGATTATAGTATTTTAGATGTTATGCCATTTTGTTTTAATTACAGAAATTGTAATATAGATGCTTCGTCTATATATGATGTATTTTGTAAAAAAGACTATGATGGAGCTATCAAAGTAGAAAAAAATGATGTTGTTGTTGATATTGGCTCTAATGTCGGGGCTTTTATATATAGCGCGATATATAAATCAGCCGCCAAAATATATTCTTGCGAGCCTGAAAACAATTGTTTCAAAATATTGAATGATCAGTTTCAATTTTATCCTCATATATACTTAAATAATGCTGCGATATCATCATCTTCTTCTATAAAGACTTTAATGGTGATGGAAAAAACAAGTGGTCATAATTTTATGAGCGAAAATGAAAATATAAGTTGGCATGATAGAAATAAGAACGCCCAATCTGTTAAAACTTATTCATTCTCAGATTTCATCAGAAAGAATGAGGTAAATTATATAGACTTTTTAAAGTGTGATTGTGAAGGCGGCGAACATTATATTTTTATAGATGAAAATGCAGAATTCTTTAGAAATAAAGTTGATAAAATAGCGCTAGAATATCACGGATCTTTTGAAAAAATCATTGACTTCCTAAAAGAAAACAATTTTACTATTCTGAGATTTGATCAATACACAAATATAGGAATCATTCATGCCAAAAACAATTCTCAAATTCAGAAATGAATAAAAAAATATATTATAAAATAAACTGCACGAATTTAGGCGATGTATTATGTTCTACGCCAGTTATAAGAAAGTTAAGTAGCTTATATAATACCAAATTAAATATAATAAATGATGCGCCCGAAGTGTTGCAGAATAACCCTTATATAAATAAGATAACAAGCTCAAGTGAATTCAGTATTAATAATATATCTGGCGATTATGAATTTTTTGAATCATTCGTTCTTCCCGGCAAGCAAAATCAATTTGGTATAGAAAGAAAATTCAATACCTTTGATATTAGACAGATTCATGCTATGGATCTTGGTTTTTCATTGATGCCTGAAGAAATGTATTGTGAGTTTTTTAGCTCACCTTACAAAAATGATTTTAATATTCAGTCTCCATATGTAGTTCTACATACTGCAAAAAATTGGCCTAATCGAACATGGGCAAAAGAAAATTGGCAAAAAATAATAAACCACCTAAAGAAAAGAAATATTTTTACAATTCTGATAGGCAAAAAAACCATAGAGCAAGAATCTCATGTAATAAACAAAGACTTTTATGATTTTGAAAATATTTATGGTTTAAATTTAATAGATAAAACGAATATGAGTCAATGTTGGAATATCATAAATAATTCTAAGTTGTTTATTTCATTTGATACCGGACCTTTACATTTAGCTGGCACGACTGATGTTAATATTTTGCACTTAGGAAGCGCAAAAGATCCAAGATTAGTGGCTCCTTATAGAAATGCTCGTCAAAATTATAAATATGTATATTTAAAAGGTTCTTGTGGTTTATATTGTACTAACAATTTAAAGTATTCTATTAAAGAATGGAAAACAATAAATTGCGTTCCTCCTTTAATAAATTGTTTGGAAAACAAAAGAACTTTTGAATGCCAACCTTCTGCTAATCAAGTTATAGAATATTTAGATTTTGCTATATAATAAATATGATTAATAGATCAGAGTTAACTAAGTTTTTTGAGTCAAAAAATAAAATTGGTAAAGGTGTGGAGGTTGGAAGTTATAAAGGCCAATACGCTAAAGAAATTTTACAGAATTGGAAGGGTAAATTGTTTTTGGTAGATGTATGGTTCATACAAGACGAACAAGAATATAACGACATATCAAATCAAAAAAATTATAAAGAAATTTTTTCTACATGCATGGATAATATAAAGTCTAACGAGAATAGATGTCATATGTTAAGAACGTCAAGTAAAAATGCATCAGAATTATTCGAAGACGAATCTTTAGATTTTGTTTATATTGATGCTAATCATAAATACGATTATGTAAAAGAAGATATCAAACTATGGTATCCAAAAGTTCGTAAAGGCGGTATCGTTTCTGGACATGATTATCTAAAAATCGATTGGTATAAAGATCCAAATTTCGATACAAATGGAAAAGACAAGTTGATATGGATGGATACTATGGAAGATTTAAAATCTTATAACACATTTGCTGGTGCATTCGGCGTTAATCCAGCAGTTGATGAATTTTGTGTTAAGCACAATTACGCTTTAAATATTACTGAAGAATGGTTCGGATCTTGGTATATAGTAAAATAATAACATGAGCAAAAATATATTACTTTTCGGAGACGAGAAATACGAAGAATTATCTATTAATTTAATAGAATCTTTTGATAGATTGCCAGATACTTATACTTTTTATTATTATACTATAGGATTTAATTCTCAATATAAAAATGAGAATGTTAAAAAAATAAGAATCAATGAAATAGAAAATGTACCTCATGCGCAATTATATAAGCCTTTAACATTTCAACATGCTTTAACATTAATAGATGATTTTATTTATTATGATTCTGACATGATTGCGTCGAATCATTTAAACTATGAATCAATTTTAAGTTCTGTAAATAAATATCCAAAAGGAGTATATATAAATGGTTGGGACGATCCTCATTGGTGGTATTATACTGATGAAGGCGTTTATAAAACATTTAATTATGAACACTTAATGGATTATATGAACATAAAAAATAAGACTCAAAAATGGGCTAGTTGTTGTATAGTCGCTATAAATAAATCTTGCAAAGATTTTATTGATGAATGGGTGGACATTTGCATGAACAAAGAATTATGGTGTATCAATGAGCCGCAGATTTATAAAGGTTCAGGATTTTCTATTCAAGCTTGGCAAAAATATTTTATCGTTGGTGAAGAAACTCCATATAATTTGATGCTGTGGAAAGACAATGTAACCAACTATTATTATGAAAATATCGTATTAGAACCTAATACAATAGAAGCTATTCAAAAAGCAGAAGCTACTGAAATCATAGAAACTTTTTTAGAACAAGATAGAATAAACACTTATTGTAAAAACTCAAATCTTTTAATCGGTTATCATCAATTAAAAAACTTACAATTCAGAAAAGAATTACTTCCTTTGTTGCCGAAAGCTTCTAAAAAGACAAATTCTACAAATTTAAAGTTTGGTTTGTATACTTCTTTTTATAAAGCCGAAAAATTTATCGATTATATATTTAATGAAGTTTCTAAAATTAATTATGATAATTGGGAATGGATAATAACCGATGACTTCAGTGGAGATAATACGAAGTCTCTTCTTTTAGAGAAAATAAAAAATTTTAAGAATGTAAAGTATATAGAGCAATCTCATAAAAAAGAGATGTATTGGCAACCAAATAAATTCTTTGATTCTTCATTTGATTACATTGTTTTAATAGACTGCGACGATGGTTTTGATCATAACTTCTTGAAAGTTTATAACAATTTACTTAAGAAATATCCAGATGCTGTTTTAATAACCAGCGATTTTATTAAAACTCAAAATGATAGTTTGCATTCTTTATCTTTAGTTAAGAATGACGAAATAATTTTAGAAAAACTTAAAACATTTCATCCAGAAACTGATTATGTAAAAAATCTAGCATATAACACTTTAGGGCATTTAAGATGTTTTAAGAATATCAAAGATTTAAATTTCGAAATAGATGATTTCGACGCTTGTGCAGAAGATTCATATAGAGTCATGTTTATGAATAGCATTGGTAGATGGCTGCATATACCAAGATGCTTATATGATTGGAAATTAAGAAATGATTCTGAATCGCATTCCGCAGCAAAACCCAACTTTAATGGAAATTTCGATTTAGCTTATAATAAAATAAAAAATAATTGTTATCATCCTTATTTTGATTTTAATGATGTATATGAAATTACAAGCGCCATTTCTAAACTAGGTATAAATGAAACATCCAATAAATCTATTGGTATTTTTAGTAATAATTTAACCATTGATCAGAAAAATAAATTAAGATTTTTGTACTCTGATTGTCAACTTATCTTTAACGAAAATAAAAAAGCAGATTTTTATATAGTAATTTATAATGATTATAAATATTCAGCCTCAATGAAATCTTTACTATTAGAAATGAAAAATCTTAACAAAGATTCAAAAATTATACTTTATTATTTTGAAAAATGCATCTTTGATAAAAAAGATGATCTTTCAAATGTTGTGAATCAAAATGTAAATCACATAAAAGAACAAATAAGTGGATTTTCTTATTCTTATTTCTTATATTTTAGACATACTTATTTTGAACTATGAAAATATTCGGACATTGTTGTTACTTCGGAAACAGCGGATATGCTGTTCATTCTAAAAACTTTTTCAGAGAGCTTTCAAAACTTTCTGAATTAAAGATAAGAAATTTTTCAGTAGATAGCGAATGGAAGGGCTTGTGTAATGAAAATCCTTATGGAACATCTGCGGATGAATTAGATAAAAACATTTTGTCACTACAATCTTTGGCAACAGAAGAAGGCGATCAAGATTTTGAAGTTTTTTCTGGAACTAAAGATTTTGAAAATGATGTTGATATAGTTTTAGTTGATTGTTATCATAAATTTTTCTATACAGAATATAAAAAACTAAAAGTGTTTTATAACGTTTGGGAGAAAACTCATTATCCTGTAGATTTTTTTGTTAAATTAATGGAGGCTGATCAATTATGGGTGCCTACTCAGTGGCAAGCTAACGTAGCGATTAAACAGGGATATCCAGAAAATAAAATCAAAATAGTTCCTGAAGGAATAGATCCAAAAGTTTTTTATCCAGAAAATAAAAAATATTCTGACAAGTTTATTTTCTTAATTCTTGGTAAATGGGAAGATAGAAAAAGTACTAAAGAAATAGTTCAAGCTTTTGTAGAACTATTTGGCGACAATGAAAAAATAGAATTGCTTCTTTCATGTGATAATAATTTTCCAACAGACAACTTTAAAACCACAGAAGAAAGGTTATCTTATTACAACTTGAACAGAAAAAATATTAAGATGATACATTTTAAAGAACGACATGAACTAATTAATATAATGAAATCTGTTAATGTGTTTTTGTCTTGTTCGCGTTCTGAAGGATGGAATTTACCATTAATAGAAGCAATGGCCTGTGGAATACCATCTTTATATTCAGAATGTTCTGGGCAATTAGAATTTGCTAAAAATCTTGGAGTTCCTATCAAAGTTCACGGAGAAATTACGGATATTAAAAATAAAATGCATGGATGGTATAGTCCAGATTATAATGATCTGAAGATAAAGATGCTTGAAGTGTATCATAGTTATGATTTTTATAAAAATAAAGCTTTAAAAGATAGTGAAATTATTAGAACTAAATTTACTTGGCAAAATGCTGCCAAAATAGCTGTTTCACATTTGAATAATAAACAAACAGACGTTGTAAAAAAGAAAGTTAAGATAATTAATGAATCGGGAAGTCTGGGTGATTTCTTGGCTTGGACTCCAGTAGTTGCAAGATATGCTGATGAGAAAAACGTATCGGTACATTACTATACTCCTCACAAAGATTTATTGAAGAGTTCTTATAATAATATCAATTTCTATAATTATGCCGAAACTGATTTAGTTAAATACGATGACATTATATCAATAGGATGTTTTGATCAGTTAAATTGGCGAAACACTTCTCTTCAAGAGGTAGCATCCGTCTTATTGAATTTAGATCATAAAGAAGTCAAGTGTAAAATGCCAATTGATTATAAAAAACAAAGACCAATAAAAGAAAAATATGTTTGCATTGGAGTTCAATCAACATCTCAATGTAAATATTGGAATAATGCTGATGGATGGAATAAGGTTGTAAAGTATTTGAATTATTTAGGATATAAAGTCATATGTATTGATAAAAATTCTCATTTTGGAATTGCTGGTCATATGAATTCAATTCCAAAAGGAGCTATTGATAATACTGGAGATAAACCTTTGATGGAAAGAATAAATTATTTGATGCATTGTGAATTTTTTATTGGTTTGAGTTCCGGTCTTTCATGGTTAGCTTGGGCTTGTGATAAACCTGTTGTAATGATTTCGGGGTTTACAAATCCTAAATTAGAATTTATAAATCCTTATAGAATTCATAATTCTAAAGTATGTAATAGTTGTTGGAATGATCCTGAAATAAAATTTGATAGAAATAATTGGCTTTGGTGTCCAAAAAATAAAGATTTTGAATGTTCAAAACAAATAACATTTGATATGGCTAAAGAAAAAATAGATCAATGTATTTCAGATTTAAATATTAAAAATAATAATTTTTAATTCTAACTTGTCTGAATTGAAGATAGGTTACGAAAAATATATTCATAATAATTACATTGTTGTTGAATAGTGTATTTACTCATTGCATTTCTCCAGCAATTTTCAGGATTAATGAATTTATTTATATTTCGTGCTGAATAAATCATATCGTTTATACCAGAGCATCTTAATCCTGTTTCTCCCTGTAAAACAGTTTCAGTAAAACCGCCAAAGTTTGTTGTTATAGTGGGTGTTCCTGAGAATTGAGCTTCGATAACCGTCCAATTACACGGCTCTATAAACAACGAAGGAGCGAATAAAAATTTTGCATCACTTAGTAAGTTCATTCGTTGAATAGGATCGACGAATCCTACAAATTTACAATATTTAGTTTCTTGAAGATTTAAGATGTTTGGTCCTGCAAAAATTATGTCTTGTCCTATATGATTGCAAATATCATAAGCTAATTTAGCTCCTTTATCTTCAATAATTCTACCAAGAAATAATGCTGTATTTGATTTATCTTTTTTATATAAAAAATCATTAGGATCAAAACCGGGATAAACTACAAATTCAAATCCGAAATCAATATTAGTCTTGGACGCTTCATGCATTTTGTGCATTTGAGCGTTTGTTTCAAATATTTTAATTGGGGCGAACATGCTATGGTATCCAATACTTGGTTCTACTACTATAGCTTTATTATAAAAATGTTTTACACATGGTTCATGAGCAAATCCAAACCAGCATAATATAAATTCGTTATTTGATTTTATTCTTTTATTTAATTCGGTAATACAATTATTATTAAATATTTTTACAGCTTCTGTGTTTACATTTTGATTAAAACCTTTAGTCTTCCAATCATTTAAGTTGCCATAACTCTCCATTAATATATTATTATTAGTAACATTAATATGTTCTGTGCAGTTAATAATAGAATCTTCATGACCATAATGATAAACAGTATGTCCTCTTTTTGTCATTTCGTCACAGAACTTGTAAACCTTTTGAACAAACGCGCATAATGAAACATTTTTGTTAGTTGGTGAATAAGGTACGCTCAAACAGTGAAAAACCATACAATATAGTGTAACGATTAAAGACTATGTCAAATAAAAAAAAGAAAGTCCATAAGGATAAAGAAGACTTCAATGAAATAATCCCAGAAAATACATTGAAATCAGTTAAATTAAATATTAAAAATTTTAATTTGACGGATAAGCAAAAAAGTTTTGCTCAAATAGCTTTCGATAAAAATACAAAGATTATTTTTGTTAATGGTCCAGCCGGAAGCTCAAAAGCTCAACCGTTAGACAGCGATATATTAACACCTTTTGGATGGGTGAAAATGGGGGATTTAAAAATTGGAGATCAGGTTTTTTCCGCCAATGGAAATCCTACAACTGTCTTAGGAGTGTTTCCGCAGGGCAAAAAAGAAATATTTAAAATTACTTTTTCAGATGGAACGTTTACTGAGTGTTCTGGCGATCACCTTTGGGTAACGCAAACAAATATAGAAAGATATGCTCGCAAAAGAGTACCGGGAAAAAGAGCCGAAGGTAAATGTTATAAATTTCCTAAAAAGGGTTCTGTAAAAACTACTTTAGAAATATTGCAAACTTTGTTTGTAGGTGATAGTAAACGACCAAATCATTATATTCCAATTACAGAACCGATAAATTTTTCAGAAAAATCTCTTCAATTGCATCCTTATGTGCTGGGCGCTTTATTAGGCGATGGAGGACTTAGCACTCATAGAGTAATTTTTTCGAGCGCCGATCAAGAAATTATTGATAGAATCAAAATTCTTTTGCCAGAAAATATAAATATAAACAAAATACCTTCCGCTAAATATGATTATTCTATAACCGATAGCCAATGTTCGTGGATAAAAGAAAATCGCATTAAAACGATTTTAAAAGAATATGGTTTGATGTTTAAAAAATCAAAAGATAAATTTATTCCAGATTGTTATAAATTTAATTCTATTGAAAATAGGCTTCAATTACTGAAAGGGTTAATGGATACAGACGGAACGACTTCTGAATTTCATTCTTCTTTCACGACCGTTTCAGAACAATTGGCAAAAGACATTGTTTTCATTGTCCAATCTTTGGGGGGAACCGCTCGTTTTTCAAAAAGTCCATCTTTTTATATAAAAAATAATATAAAAATTCAATGTCAAGACTCTTACCGCATTAGTATTAAATTGCCACCTCAATTTAATCCTTTTCATCTCTCAAGAAAAGCTAATAAATTAAAAATAAGTGAAAAATATTTCCCAAGAAGAAATATCTGTAATATTGAAAAAATAGAAGAGAAAGATTGTCAGTGTATTTATGTAGAAGACGAATCACATACTTATTTAACTAACGATTGCATCGTAACTCATAATACATTTTTGTCTGTTTACTGCGCTCTTCATATGATGAATATGAATCCAAAGTCAGAGTTGAAATACATTCGCACAATAGCTGAATCTGGAGAAAGAGCATTAGGATCTTTACCGGGAACCGTAGATGAAAAGTTTAATCCATTTATGATGCCTCTTTATGATAAATTAGATGAATTATTGCCGATGCCTCAATCAAAATATTTAGAAACAAATGGTTATATTGAAGCTTTACCAATTAATTTTCTAAGAGGAGCAACTTGGAATGATAAAATTATCATTGCCGATGAATCTCAGAATTATAGTACAAAAGAGTTGGTTACTTTATTAACTCGCATAGGCGAAGGTACAAAAATGTTTATTTGTGGAGACGCAATGCAATCAGATATTGGTAATAAATCTGGTTTCATGAGAATTTACGACCTTTTTAATGATAAAGAAAGCGAAGAACGCGGAATTTATTGTTTTGAATTTGATGAAGAAGATATTATGCGTAGTGAAATTTTGAAATACATTGTAAAGGTATTCAAGAAATTAGATAAAACTAACACTCACTGATATAATAAAGTATGAGTAATATTTACTGTTCTAATTGCGGTACTAAGCATGTTTTAGGTTCTAAATTTTGTACTAGCTGTGGAAATTCATTGAGTAGCTTGTCGAATGTAAATAAACAGGTTTTACAACAAAGTTTATCAAGAAACATTTCTAATGCATCATCTAGAGAAGTAGATGAAGATGGTATTCCAACAACATTCGTAAAGCCTTCTAAGCTTTCATACGAAATCGAAAAGCCAGCAAGTAATAAATATTCTGCTAAAGATTTATTCAACTCTGCTCCTACAGACCCAAGTGAAAGAATTTCTTCTAGAGGAAATTTAAATTATAAGAGATTAACTAAAGAAGAACTTTTATCACAATCGTTAAAAGAATGCAGTTCTAGAAAAACTCAAGATATTGATGAATCGTAAAAAGAAAAGTTTTGAAGATCTGTATGAAATTATTGATCAAGTAATCAAGAAGCGAAAAAATAAATGGAAATTAAAAGCGATTACTTGGTTTGATTTTGAAGATATAGAACAAATAATAAAAGTTCATATCTATAAAAAATGGCATCTATGGGATCAATCGCGAGCGATTGAACCTTGGGTTAATCGTATAGTAACGAATCAAATAAGAAATATAATTCGCAATAATTATACGAGCTTTGCACGACCTTGTTTATCTTGCCCATTTAATCAAAATAAAGAATGTGATTCTGGCGCTGAGATGTCTTGTGGATTCACTCCGAGTGCAAGGCAATGTAATGAATGTCCATTATACGCTAAATGGGAAAAAATAAAAAAATCAGCTTACAATGTAAAAATAACAGTTAGTTTAGAAAATCATAAAAATTATTTTATGAACGTAGAATCTAGCACAAATCATGATTATAAATCAGCAGAAAGTAAATTGCATGATTTAATGAAAACCAACTTGAGCGATAAACATTATTTTATTTATAGAATGTTTTTTGTAGATAATCTAACCGATGATCAAGTAGCTAAAATTTTAAAATTTAAGACATCAGAAAAAGGAAGAAAAGCTGGTTACAAACAAATAAAAAATTTAAAAAAAATGTTATACGTTAAGGCTCAAAATTTATTAAAAGATAACGATATATTTTCCTCGTAATATGTTAACGGACGACAATAAAGCATTTATTTTAAGAAAAATAAACGAAGGAACGCAAGATTATGTTGTGTTAGCTAATCTCGTTTTTAATCGTGAAGATCTTACAGGAAGAGCAAAAGAAGCCAAAGCTGTAAGAGATTTTCTAATCACAACTGGTTTTACCAAGAAACAAGAAAAACCAAAGCTAACGCAGACAGTAGAAATATTATCAAAGGAAAATTGTGAATTTATTGATCAAAATATAAAAACAGGAATCACTCCTAAACAAGTTACTGAGCTTATTTTCCATGAAAAGTTTATAGGTGTTGAGAATTTAAATGTTTTTATTACAGCAGAATATCGTGCTGTTCAAAGATATATTAAAGAAAAATATCCAGAACATTTAGTAGATAACGAGTCTGGAGTTGGAGATAAATATTCAGTGCCTCGTTCCATCAAAACTGTAATAAATAAAACTAACAAATGGTGCGGTCAAAATATTTCTGAAGATAAGTTGTCTCTTCAACATAGAAAATGTATGGAGAAACTATTAACTTATTTATCTAGTCCACGATTTGTTGGCAATTATGATTCTTACAATAGCTCTACAGACAAAGAATTATTTGAAGCGGAGTTTGTGCGATCTATTTGGGATAAACCTGATCTTACGGTTGATGAAATAAATTTATATATAAATGTTTGTATGGATTATATTAATTTGCGCCAGATTGACATTAAAAAGAACAAGATAAACGAAATGTTCAATGAGACGCAGGATCAGAAAGACTTCACAATGCGTCTAACCGAGGTTCTTAAGACGATCTCTGAAGAATACAATCAGTGCGCTGGGCGTATAGACAAGAGCATTCAAAAGCTTAATGGCGAACGGTCCAAGAGAGTAGAACAAACGCATCAGAAGAACGCTTCTATACTTAATCTTGTGGAGCTTTTTCAAGACGAACAGGAACGTAAAATGATGATTCAAATTGCCGATATGCAAAAGCGCACTATTAAGGAGGAAGCTGATCGTTTAGAAAACATGTCTTCATGGAAAGCTAGAATTTTAGGAATTTCTAAAGAAGATGCTATATGATTCAGTGTAAAATCTGTAGCGAGTCTTACGATAATAATAAATCTTTTCATGCTCATTTAAAAAAGCATAATCTTTATCAGGCTGAATATTATTGTAAGTATTATCCTAGGTTGTCTCTATATTATAGACAGCAAATACCATTCAAAAATAAGAAACAATATTTTGAAACAGAGTTTCTTGATTATACGGAATTTTTGAAATGGGAGGCTGCATCTAATGAGGATGCTGTTAAAACAAAATGCATTGAATTATTAAAGAAAAGAATTGATGAAAAACAATATCATTTCGCGCCGTTTCATAATGAATTGATAACTTTAGACATGCCTAGTTTGAATATTTATAAGAAACATTTTAATTCTTATACTTCAGCTTGCAAGTTATTAAATATTGAGCCTTTATATAATAAAAATTTACCAGAAGCTTTTAAGAATACTGACGTTTCGCGTTTGCCAATTCTTGTAGATACAAGAGAGCAAGACCCTTTAGAATTCCCTAAGTCAAAAGTAGAAAAAATATTTATTGGCGATTATCTAATAGCTGACAAAAAGTATTTTACTAATACCTTTGTAGATAGAAAAAGTGAATCAGATTTTTTAGGAACTATGGCTTCTGGTGTTGAAAGATTTGAAAGGGAGTTGATTAAAGCAGTTGAATTAAATTGTTATTTATTTGTGGTTGTTGAGTCTAGCATTAATAACATTTTGATCAATCAGCGCAAGTACAATAGAAAAACAAATTTAGAATATGTTTTTCATAATATGCGTAATTTATGTCATAAATATCCTAGACATATACAGTTTATATTTACAGGTAGTAGAAATAAATCTTTAGATATTATACCAAAATTATTATATCATGGTAAGTCACTGTGGCAGGTAGACATTCAATACTTTTTAGATCATGTGGGAAACAGGGAACCAAGTACCAAGGAAATCGCAGTTAATTTCCAATGAGGAATTAGCAAAGATTTCTGGTTATATAGAACAACGAGAAGCGAAGTTATTATTTTATCAATTTCTTCGTAATAATACTACTTTTACTACTGATTTAATGACAGGAGTAAAATTATTTCCTTTTCAACATATGGCTATTAAAGCAATGTTGGAAAGTGATTATTTTCTTGCAGTTTGGAGTCGTGGTCTTAGCAAATCCTACACATGTGGCGTGTATGCTGCATTAGACGCTATATTAAATCAAGGTGTCGAAATAGGTATTTTATCTAGATCGTTTCGCCAGTCTAAAATGATATTTAAAAAGATAGAAGATATCGCAGCTAAACCTGAAGCTTATCTTTTAAAACAATGTATTACAAAAATATCTAAGTCTAATGATGAATGGGTAATGGAATTTGGTAGAAGTCGTATTCGTGCATTGCCTTTGGGTGATGGCGAAAAGCTTCGTGGATTTCGTTTTCATCGTATTATTATTGATGAGTTTTTATTGATGCCTGATCGTATTTATAATGAAGTTATTGTGCCGTTCTTGTCTGTAGTTCAAAATCCTACGGAAAGAGAAGAATTATATAATCTTGAAACACAATTAATTGCTAAAGGCGAAATGACTGAAGAAGATAGATATATATGGCCAAATAATAAATTGATTGCTTTATCATCAGCTTCTTTTAAATTTGAATATTTATATAAGCTTTATGAACAATATGAGAATTTAATATTTAACCCCAAGAATAAAGAAAAGACTAAACGCTGCATTATGCAACTTTCATACGATTGCGCTCCATTGCAGTTATACGATCAGAACTTAATCAATCAAGCAAAAGCAACAATGAGTGAGTCACAATTCTTACGAGAGTTTGGCGCACAATTTAGTGATGATAGTTCTGGATATTTTAAAATATCTAAAATGGCTTTATGTACAGTTCCTGATGGAGAAACCCCCGCTGTTGAAGTGGCTGGAAACGCAGAAGATGAATATATATTAGCGGTTGATCCATCGTGGTCAGAGACTGAATCATCTGACGATTTTGCAATTCAAGTTCTTAAGATAAACACTGAAAAACAAATAAGCACATTAGTTCATTCTTATGCGTTATCTGGTTCATCATTAAAAGATCATATTAAATACTTCTTGTATCTTTTGCAAAACTTTAATGTTGTCGCTATATGTATGGATTACAACGGCGGCGTTCAGTTTATGAACTCATGTAATGAAAGTGAGTTATTTAAAGATGCAAAAATCAATTTAAAATCAATTACTACAGAGTTTGAACGCCCAGAAGAGTATACTCAAAATCTTTATTCAGCAAAAAGTGAATATAATAAATCAGATTATAAACATGTGTTCTTAAGAAAGCCAACTTCTGGTTGGATTCGTTTAGCCAATGAGCTATTACAAGCTAATTTCGATCATCGTCGCACATATTTTGCCAGCAGAGCTATTGATGATAATTTTAGAAGCCAAACTAAAAAGCATATAGGAATTTCAGATTTAAAATTCTCAAACGCTTTAGATACTGAAAAAGAAAATGAAGAAGCTAAGATGATTGACTTTGTAGAACATTTATCAGATATGATTATGCTTACAAAAACAGAATGCGCTTTGATTCAAATAACTACTTCTGCTCAAGGTATGCAAAACTTCGATCTTCCAGCTAATCTAAAACGTAAATCAGGTCCAGATAAGCCAAGAAAAGATAGTTATTCTGCATTGGTTTTAGGAAATTGGATGGCAAAAATTTATTTTGATATTAATACTACTCAAGTTGATAATAGTATGGATACTTTTGAGCCAATGTTTATTGCGTAAGTTAAGAAGTCACTTTTAAAGTCACAATGTGTAACTATTATTAACATGAGTCGTAAATATACAAAAAAATCAGAATATTGGAATAAATTATCTTCAGGTAACCAAGATTCTCCACAGCCTTTAGAGAATTTAATGCAAGGAGAGCAATCTTCTGAACCAAATTTTGTTGGAGAACCGTTTTACACTCATGAAACTCGCGCATCTGATGGAGATAGAAATGGTGGTCAATCAGATACAACTATAAGAAGAAATTTAGCTTATATAGGTCCAAAGATTTATAAATATGGTAATATCCGTGAAGGTATTTTACCATTTGAATCTTCTATTAATGGTTATAATATTCGCGATGCTATTGAACTTTGTCAAAAAGCTTATGCGAATGTTGCTATTTTTAGAAATGCTATTGATATCATGTCTGAATTTGCTAATGCAGAAATTTATTTAGAAGGCGGAACTCAAAAATCTAAGGACTTCTTTAAAAAATGGATGAAGTCTGTAAGAATGTGGAATGTGAAAGACCAATATTTTCGCGAATACTATAGAAGTGGAAATGTTTTCTTTTACAAGATAAATGCTAAATTTGAAATCACTGACTTTCAAAAAATTCTAGAAACATATGCTAATTATGATGGTCAATCATATACTACTGATATGGGTATATTACCATATCCAACTTTATATGATGTTAAAAATAAAATTCCTGTTCAATATACATTGATTAATCCTTATTTTTTAACAGTTAATAGAGCAAGCAGTTGGAACTCAGTTCTTTACGAAAAGATCCTTTCTGAATATGAATTAGAAAGGCTTCGTACACCAAAGAATGATCATGATAAATTGATATTTGATTCACTTAATAAGGAAACTCAGAATAAGATTAGGAATGGTCAATGGGCGCGTAATGGTCTTAATATACAATTAGATCCAACGAATATAATCTACTCTTTTTATAAGAAACAGGATTACGAACCTTTCGCTATTCCATTTGGATTTCCTGTGCTTGACGATATCAACTTTAAAATGGAAATGAAGAAGATTGATCAAGCTATTTGCCGCACTATAGAAAATGTAATTCTTCTTATTACTGTAGGAACTGAACCATCTAAAGGCGGAATTAATCATAAAAATATTAAAGCGATGCAAAGTCTTTTGAATAATCAATCTGTTGGTCGTGTTCTTGTTGCTGACTATACTACGAAAGCTGAATTCGTTATACCTGACATGCAAAAAGTTTTAGGATATGAAAAATATAGAATTGTAAACGAAGACATTAAAGAAGGTTTGCAGAATATATTGATTGGTTCTGAAAAGTTTGCAAATACAACTGTAAAAGCTCAAGTATTTTTTGAAAGACTTAAAGAATCTAGAAATGCATTTTTAAATGACTTTTTGCAACCTGAAATTGAAGCTATCTTTAAAAATTTAGGATTTAAAGGCAAGTGTCCTGTGGCTAAATTTGAAGAAGTTTCTATTAAAGACGAAACTCAGTTCAATCGTGTAGTTACAAGAATGATGGAGTTGGGCATTCTACCCCCAGAACAAGGTCTTAAAGTTATTGAAAGCGGTATTTATCCTAGCGAAGAAGAATTGGCTGCTGCTCAAGCTAAATTTGTTGAAGATAGAAAGAAAGGATATTATAACCCAATGGTTGGTGGAGTTCCTGTAATTCCTGATGATTCAGTTCAATCAAATGCAGTCCCAAATAGAAATCCAATTCCGCCTAAAGAAAAAGGTCGTCCAATGGGCGCAAAAGCTTCAGTCTTCGCAAAAGATGCAATAGCAAAAGTCTTGAATCAAACTAAAGTATTAAGCTCTTCTGTAGAACTAGCATTAAAGAAGAAATACTCTAAGAAGACTTTATCTTCAGATCAGAAAAAACTAGCAGAAGGTATTGCTGAAGCAATTATTGTTGGATGTGAAGGAGTTTCATGGAAAGAAAAAGCTGAAGCGATTGTAAAAGATCCAAGTTTTCTTGATAAGCTTTCTATACTTCCAGAAATTCAAGAGATGGCTGTGGAACATCAGTTGGATACATATGCGGCAGGATTGTTGTATCACAGTACTAAGCTTTCTGTGTAAAATATTAATAATATGTTCCTTTATAAAACATCATTTGAAAATATAGTTACGGCTTCTGCTAATTTTGACAAAAATATTTTATTGTCACAGGCTTCTTTGGAGCCTCTTAAGTCATTAATTCCTTCAAGTGTTAATTTAAATAAAAATGTTGATTTAGTCGGAGCCGCTTTTAATGCTGCTCTTGTTAATCGTTTTAATAAAAATGGTGATGGTATTGATACTAATACAGCAATTGCTTTTAAAAAATATTTTATTCATAAACCAACAAATATTGAACATAAGAAACAAAGAGTAGTTGGCCACATTGTCAATTCTGCTTTTTCCTCTTACGAAGATAATAAAATTTTATCTGATGAGGACGTAAGAAATGGATTGGAAGTTTTTAATATTGCTTTGGCAGCGGTTGTTTATAAAACAGTTGATCGTGAATTTGCTGATGCGCTAATTGAATCTAATAATCCTGAATCTAATTTATTTGAAAGAATTAGTGCAAGTTGGGAAATTGGTTTTAATGAATATTATGTAGCGGTTGGAAGCCTTGATTTAAAACAGGCAGAAATCATTACCAAAAAAGAACAAATCAATGAATTTAAAAAATATCTAAAAGGTTTTGATGGTCCTGGAATTATGAATGATGGAACTCCAGTTTTTAGATTAGTTACTGGTAGAATTTATCCTTTAGGAATTGGTTTTACTAGTAATCCAGCCGCTGATGTTCAAGGCGTCGTAATCGATGATGGCGAATCTGAATCGATTAAACAAGATGTAGAAGCAGAGCAAAATGAATGCATTGAAGTCAATTCATTAGATCTACTTGATTTAAATGATAAAATTTTTTCACAACACGAATTAAACACTGTAAATAATACCAAAACTAAAACTATGGATTTAGAACAAATCATATCAGCATTAAAAACGGTTCTTGCTGCTGAAAAGCAAGACTCTAACAAGTTTACTGAAGAAGCAGTAGCTTCTATTACAGCTAAAATAGCTGAAGGCATTAAACTAAAGAACGAAGAAATCAAGCAAGAGATTGAACAGGCGCAAGTCGCTAAGGCTGAAGCTGTCGCTCAAGCGGAACAATTTAAGAAAGAACTAGAAGACAACAATAAGAAACTTTCTGAAACCGTAGCTAAGTTGAATGAGTTGGAAAGCGCAATTTCCGCTAAAGCCGCTCAAGAAATTTATAGTTCTAGAATGAGTCTTTTAGATTCTCAATATGATTTAGACGACATTGATCGTCAATATCTAGCTAAAGAAATTTCTGCGCTAGATACAACTGATGAAGCATTCGCTTCGTATAAAGAAAAGCTTGCCATTGTATATAGACACAAGAGCAAAGCTTTCAAAACAGAACAAGACCAAGCTTTCCAAGAAAAGTTAGAAGCTGAATTAGTAAAGAGGATGGGCCAAGTGCAACATCAAGCCCAAGCTAATACTAATAAAGAAGTAGTTGAAAAGGTTGTTGAGGTTGAAACGGCTTTGGCAAATGCCAAACGCGAAGAGCCAGCAGTGCCTACCCAAACTATTTCTCCAACAGAAAGTGTTTCTTGGAAAGAAAGACTTCAAAAAGCTTTCAGCAAAGACAATATCATAGTTAAATTTTAAAATATATGTCATTAAGATTATATCCATTCAGACAATATAGCGAATTTGATGTAGTAAATCTATTCGCAAGCGATACCGCTGATTCCACACCATCTACAAATGGTAACGGTTCAGCCGGTGTGTTCGTTAGAGTTTCAGCCGGTAACTTGGATCTTGATCCAATCACTTATGCTGCTAACTCTTATCTCGGAAATACTGATTATCCATTCCTTGGAGCCGCTCAGTACCCTTCCGTTCCACTACAATTCACTGCTGCTACTACTGGCGCTCCAGTTCTTGGCTTGACATTGAATCAAACTCTGCTCACAGATGAAAACGGTGAAAAGTTGCTCTACAATCCAGTCAAGAGAGCAGAACTACAAGCCGTTCTTTCTGGACAAGCTGTTCCTGTAGCAACCCGTGGTATCTTTACATTAGCTGATACAGCTATCGATTGGGTAGACGCAAACATGGCCCCAAACTCTCACTTGTTAATTTCTATCAACGCTGGTAAGGTTTCAGGATTGGCTTCCACTTCAACAGTAGCTAGTACTGGACAATTTACATTCATTGGTAGAGTACTAGGTACAGGTTCAAGAGTTAGCCAAAATGGTAAGAGTGATTATTTCGCTGGTACTGGTACAGCCGGTGCTAAATACGCTCTAGTTCAATTTGATTGTACAAATGCATCCTCTATCTAATTTTTAATCTAAAATAACATGAAAATCGTTTTAAAAAGAACAGATGAACAGGTAGAGCTAATTAAAGCATTGGCTTCTAGAAACCGTGAAGTAGCCTATGAAGCTCAAGTAGCTTTGGCTGAATTCATTGGTCCAGTTTTGGCCGAAGTTATTAATAACGCTCCAACAATTTCTAACTTGTTCACAAGTCTTCAGTTCAATGCTGAAGATAATCCCTCAATTCCTCTAGATCTCTATTATGATATCTTCGATGAGGATTATATCAAGGTATATAGCCAGTCAGTTGCTGGTGGTTTACCCCAGAACATTGTTCAGCCTCTATCTTCTGAATTGAAGATTGCTACTTATCGTCTCGATAGCGCAATCGCTTTTGATAAGAAATACGCCGCTAAGAGCCGTTTAGATGTAGTTAGCAAGTCTTTCACTCGTATCGCTCAAGAAGTCATGATCAAGCAAGAAAGAACTTCTGCTAATCTCTTGATGACTGCTCTCGCTAACGCTTCTACTGGTAATGATAGCGTTGCCGCTAATAATCTTCACACTTTCCGTTCAGCCGCTGCTGGTCGTTTCACATTAAACGACTTGAACAAGTTGTTCACCAAGATCAAGCGTATCAACGCTTCATTCGTTGGTGGCACTCCTTCTGGCGCTCGTAGAGGTCTCACTGATCTTATCGTTTCTCCAGAAATCGTCGAAGAAATTCGTGGTATGGCTTACAATCCAGTTAACACTAAGGGTTCTCTAGCTGCTGCTGCTGGTAGCAATAACACTGCCACCACCGCTCCTCTTGCTGCTTCTGATGAAATTCGTAATCAAGTATTCAGTCAAGCTGGTCTAACTGAATTCTTTGGAGTTTCTATTATGGAAATTCTTGAATTTGGTGTAGGTAAGAAGTTCACCACAATCTTTGATACTGTCGCTGGTTCTACAGCTTTCGCTGATAACTATGCTATCAATTCTAATGGTGGTACTGCTCAACAGTTCCTAGCCACTGAACAGATTGTAGTTGGTCTCGATAGATCACGCGATTCTCTCGTTCGCGCTGTAGCTGTTGATGCTGATTCTGGTTCTGAGTTTACACTCACTGCTGATGATCAGTATACTCTCCGTCAAGGTAAGATTGGTTATTACGGTTCTCTTGAAGAGGGTCGTATGGTTCTCGACAACAGGGCGCTTGTGGGGTTGATCTGTTGATTATGTAAACAAAGATTAGGTAAACGAAGAATACAGAATCGAAAGATTCTGTATTTTTTTTGACTTTTAATAATCTAGTTTTATTATATTTAATTAAATTCGACGTTCCCAAATTAAATGGAAAATGGAATCAACCCAAAATAAATCTTTACATAGAAAAAATAAAAAATTTATACCCTTCCTTTTTTATTGAATAATGTTGATTTTATATAATATATTATATGGCTAAAAAGTCTGAAAAAAATACTTCAAAAAAACAAACTCCAGTACAACCAAAAAAATCAGAATTAGATAATCTAATCTTGGCGGATGGAAAGATTTCCAATGTTGATCCAGACATTGAACGGGTAAAAAAGCTAGAAGAAATTCTAGGTATTAAAAAGAGCAATCCATTTGGCACATCTAATATTGAAGTTTTCAAGGACAAATTAAAGGAAATGACTTTGATCGATTTACAGCATATGTGTGAAAAGATTGGAATTTTTGCCAGCGGTTCAAGACAAGATATTCGCGATAAGTTGTTGCGCGAATTCAAGTCTACTAACAAGGGTACTATTTCTATGTTGGTGCAAAATCCAGCAGTAATTCTAGACCCAAATAATCCAAAACACAAAAAGACTTTGAAGATTTTAGGAGAACTGTAATCTTTAATTTATTCAAAATTGTAAAGCATAATCCACTATTCAAGTGGATTTTTTTATCTCTGTCATTTTTTTTAGTGTAATAATATTTGTGACAGTCGTTCAGCTATCTGTAATGAGAGGAGATGATTTAGATTCGCAAAGAATAAATTTGCAATCTGAAATACTAAATTTTGAAAATATAGCTTGCTCTGGTCAGATAAGAACACATCCAGATGGTGAATTGCTTTATCAATTTTATCCAACAATTATAAGTGGAACATCAGGAAGCGCACAAGTTATTTTTAATGTTCCAGCTAACGCAACAAGAAGTTTTCCTCCAATAAATTTATATGGTGATGTTCATTTTTATTCTACTGGGATAGGAAATAGAACATTGTTTAATTTTAGACTATGTGTAGATCCTGATGTAACTCATTAATATATGTCTTGTTCATACGATATAGTCATACCCGCCACTTGTAACGATATCACTGTCACAACTACAGCAGGAGGTCCACCTGGAAATAGCGGAACATCAGGATCTTCCGGCACAAATGGAACTTCTGGAAGCTCTGGAACAAGTGGAACTTCTGGAAGCTCTGGAACAAGCGGTAGCTCTGGAACATCTGGAAGTTCTGGCACAAACGGAACTTCTGGAAGTTCTGGCGCAAACGGAACTTCTGGAAGCTCTGGCACAAACGGAACTTCTGGAAGCTCTGGCACAAACGGAACTTCTGGAAGCTCTGGAACAAGTGGAACTAGTGGGTCTTCTGGAGTAGGAGTTCCTACTGGTGGAACAACAAATCAAGTACTCGCTAAAGCAAGCAATACAAATTACGATACTGTTTGGGTAGATCAAACTGGTGGTGGAGGTTCTGGCACTTCTGGAAGCTCAGGAACAAGTGGTAGCTCAGGAACAAGTGGTAGCTCAGGAACAAGTGGTAGCTCTGGAACAAGTAGATCGGAAGAG